GCGTTTACATCAATTGAAGGAGAACGAGGTCAAGCAGTTCCTAGAATTGGTAACAAAAATTGGGACAAGGATTTAAATGACTATCACGGTCAAACTGTAGTTCCTTGTGATGATAAACCACAAATAGGTTGGATTTGGGACGGCGCTAATACTTTTAGAGATACAAATACAGGTGAAACAGCTTCAGTAGCTGCAATGCCCGATTAATTATTAACTTTGAAAAAATTACATTATGCTTGATATAAAAGAATTAACAAAAAAACAACACCAGAACGCTGAGAGAAAAGAGTTT